ATTATAAATTGTCCCATTATATAATACATTAGCTGGGTCTGGAGCAGATATGCATCCATAAGAAGGGCTGTTATTCATAAGATTAATAACATTATGTCTTGCAGTATTGTTTATAACTATGATATTAGAATCAGTTCCGCTTGCAATGACTATTCCGCCCCGTTCTTCGTTACCATAGGAACAATTAAAAATTTCATTATATTCTATTAATGCGTGACTTGTAACTCTTAAGTGCATTCCACTTTTGTAAATGTTTGTTAAGTTATTATATGCAATGTAAGTATATTCTCCACCCCTAACCCAAATACCATTATAACCTCCAATGCTATTAAAAATAGTGTTATTAATAATATCTGTTCTATTTGAATATCTTACTAAAAGATTATCGCCCTTAGCATAGTCTGATGTAATAAAATTATTAGTTATATTGCAATAGTTACTACCTGTGCTTATATTTCCAACATAGGCTTCTTCAGTGCTTCTTAAAGTTATAGCTGCTTGTCTTTCACTACCTTTGCCATTTCCATAAAATTCATTGTTATCTACAACAGAATATGTAACTCCTTTAAAAGTCAAAGCGGAAGTTCTCCACCAATCATCATAGGCAGATTCAGAAGGTTTATAGCCACTATCATTAATTTGGTTGTAAGAAACATTTATATTAGTTCCATTCCATATATGAACAGCAAATCCACTACAATTTAAAAAAGTATTATTAAAAATTGTTGTATTATTGCTTCCTTCACCATAAATTTCTCCTCCAGAATAAAACCCTTCATCATTATATTTTAAAATGTTGTTTTCAAAAACATTATTATCCGAATAAAAAGTAACAGCAAACCAATTATAATCCAAAGTATTTTTATAAAATTCCGTCACGGTTGTATTTATTTCTAAACCTCTATGACCTATAACATTTTCCCAACCACACTCGCTCAACTGGCTATTAGTCATTGAAAAGTTTGCACCATAATCTACAATAAAAGCGAAGTGATTGGCTACATTCGTTGAATTGATTAGAGAACCATCTCCAGAGTTATCTGTGATGTTTAATGCTCCGCCACTCCAAACTTGGATTTTTGAAGTGCCGTTCCCTGTCATATCCAGATTTAAAGTGGTATTTTTAAAAGTTAAATTTCCCCCGTTAAGAACATTGAGGTTTTTGCCTTGAACTAAAGTTACTTCTTCATTTTGGCATACAATAATTGTTGAAATATTCCAATCATTATTAAAAGGATTACAGTAATCAATAGTAAATGTTCTATTAATATTAGACCAATCATCATTACTATCACTATCATTGCACCAAACACCCCATTTCCATGTTCCTTCTGGAATTCCTGTTTCATTAACATACCAAATTACATTATTTATTGGGCTATTATTAATTGCTTCGGCTTGCCAACTTCCAGACCAATCACCCCATAATTGCAGGACATCGGGAGCAATATCATCAGAACATTTTAATTCAAATGTTATATTTGATGAAGAAGTATTATAATTATTAACAGGATTTGTTCCGAAATCTGCTATAGGAATATCCGCTAAAGTTGTAACATAAGAATAAATTAAAGAAGAACTCCATTGATTTGCTGAATCGTTTGCGTAAACTTGCCATCTGATTGTGCATCCAACTGTAGAATTGATAACTTTAGTAACATTGCTCCAATTGGCTGTTCCTGTCATAACCACAAAGGAATCATTTGCCAATGTGCCTGTGCAGTTATCAAAGCTGAAGATATAGCCAGCTAAACCAACATCGTCTTCCCAGAACAAACTATGTTCAACATTTTCTCCTATAAAGGTTGAATTTGTTTGGTTATTTGAATATGTCGGAATAGTATCTGGTGTAGACCAAACCTGCATTTCCATATAAGTGCATCTGATTTCTCCACTTTGACCTTTTGGAACATAAGCTTCTATTACTGCATCTGTGTTGTTCACTCCTTGCCAAGTCCATGCACTCCCAGTAGAAGGGTCTGTTGTCCATGCATCTGTGTAATTAACATAACTTGTAGTTAAACCAACATCACCAGAACCTCCAGCATATTCTGTGCCACCTATCTTAATTCTTATGTCCACCTTTTCACTATCTAAAGCAGAGGTTTTTCTACAAGTGGCGAGAACTGTGACATTATTTATAATATTACTCGAACCTGAAACATTATCTATTTCGCCTATACAATCTTCGTTTGTTATAGCTGTATACATATAGCTTGTATCAGCATCCTGCGTGTTCAAAGCATCAGGCATATCTGAACCGCCTTGTCTACTCCAAGCACCTATTCCGGGTGAATTATCTTCTGATACATGAAGGTAATCAACTGTTTCTCCTGCTGCTTCAGCTTGATTTAAAAGAAAAAATAAAACAGGTATAGTTAAAACAATCCCTACAGCAATTCCAAGTTTAGTTAATGCTTTCATATTTATCCTTGAATGATGATGTTTGTCCCATTATACCAGATATATTTAGTGCAAGTATCACTATCTAAACAGAATTTATTTCCTGATGAAATTGATATGTTTTCCAATGTCAAATTACCAGTCATTATGTCTCCTGCAATATCTACATAAGTGTTTCCATCAGCCTCAATATCAATATCATCAACATCAAAAATATCTGCTGATAAAAGACAATCATTTCCTTTTTCACAAGTTCCCCAGAAAATACTTCTATTAGCTACAATGCTCCCGTTTGTAATTTGTATCCAAACCAAGTTATAAGTAGTGTTAAATTCAGAACTCATATCAACGCTTCCTATTATATTATTCTCTATGTCTTCTGAGTCTATACAGTCAATGCAGAACATTTTTCCTGAAATATTCAAGTCTCCAGTTTCATTAAACCAAGCAGTATCACTATTCCAAAATTTTATTTGAACTGCTGTTACCTGTCCTACAGCTAACGCTATAAATATCACTGCTAAAGCGAGGAGGATTTTTTTGCTTTCCATAGCCAATCCTCCTTACGCCTCTGCATGAAATGTTATAGAACCATCTGTTCCAAACAGAATCCAAGAATTGCTCTGATTTGTGTCTATGAATGCTGCTGCGTCTGCCATTGTCACATTTCCTGTGATGTTTAATATTCCAGACATTATATCGCCAGTTTCATTTACCCACACATCAGTTACTGCAGCTCCAGTATCATCTGAAGCACAAGTCCAAGAAGCTCCTGACATTTTAAGGATTTGTGTATCTGAACAAGCTGTTATATTTCCGTAATGCATTGTGTTTGAAAAATCCATTCCAAACCAATCAAATGATGAACTTGAAATACTACCACCAGATATTGTCAAGTCATTGTCTACTTCAGTATCTGAAACTACTGATGAACCAGATACTAAATCTGAACAGGTCAATGTATTTGATATATCTGCATCTGCTAATTCCGCAATTTCAGTTCCACCAATACAGTCAGTGCAAGTCAAGTCATAAGCTGTTACTGCAGTGCTTACATTCAAATTATCAACAACAGTTGTTGATATTACTGTCAAAGGTGATGTTCCTTGAGCCACTTTTGAATGTAATGTGGTTGCATTTACTTGACCACTTGTATTTAAGTTGCCACTGTCATCTATTTGCAATACTACGCCGGTTCCTGTCTCAAATTTCCAGAATGGTGTTCCCCAAGCGTTTGCACTTGAGGATATTGCAGCTAATAAAAACACACCGATTGCAATTCCCAGTAATTTATTTTTCATATTAACCCTCCTTTATACAATTTCAGCATAAAACACAAAACTTCCGTCATCATCTATATAAAATGTGCTATTGATGGTTTCGTTTCTTCGGAACTTTGCAGCACTGACATTTCCAGTTACTCCTGCATTTCCAGAAATGTCAGCATCTCCTCCTATATCAGCATTGCCCATTATATCAGCCATTCCTATTGTGGCAGTTCCACTAACATTTAAGCGAGTGGTATTAATATCAGTCACATTAATCTTGTCAGTTCCTCCAGCAGTTGTGTTTCCAGACATCCAACCTCCTACAACCTGCCATATTGCAGTTCCGCCTCCGCCAATAATATCTTCTCCGCAATAAGCAGTTCCATTAGCATAAGTTTTAATTGTGCAAGCTCCAAAACTGTGAAATATTATATGAGTTAGATTGATAGTGCTTACATTTATATCATCACTGCTGTTATATACAACATAATAATCAAGTGTGCTTGTCCAAGGATTATATGTAGTTAGAAATGTAAGACTATAAGCATTTCCAATAATTATTAGACTAAAGAAAATTGCTGTAATTCCCACCAAATATTTTGATTTTAAATTCATGAATATGTATAACTCTCCCTCGAATCCCACACTTTATCGTATTTAGCAGTTCCAGAAGCCCACTGAACATCTGTTACATGGTTTCCGCTATATGTTAATTTTTGTATCTGCCATCCAGCAGCACTTTTTGCAGTTCCGGGGGTTGCTCTCCCAATATAAACAGGCTGCATACCTCCCTGATAATCCATAGCCTGAGTTAATGTATCAACATTTGCCTTGTTCTGGTTCTCATCCATTATTATTTCGCCCATTTAAATCACCAACACAATTTCAAACTGACTTTCCGGAACTCCGCCAATAATTTCAACTGACACAATTCCAGAAAGATATATCTTATCGAATTGATTTATAACTTTTCCATATATATCATGCATCTGAACTCTTGGAAAAAATACCCTTTCACCACTATTTTCTAAATCAAACAAAAATTTCTGTTCTTTTAAATGAAATGCCGGATATTCTTCCATCCCCTTAGGATATATTTTTATTGTCGGAAAAGATACCATTTTTGGCAGGATTACAGCTTCAAGATATCCTGAAGCATTGAAATTAGCCAGTCCATGTCCTTTATTGTCTATCGGTATATTTAATTTTAGGAATTTCTTTTTCTCTTCTTCAATTAATTTTCCTTTCATTTAATCCTGCAATTCGAGTATCATCTTAACTCTGTCTTTCTCATATTTTGGAACTGATTCCCCACCAAGTTCTTTTATTAATTCAGCTTGTTCTTTTTTAGTTAGTTGATAAATTTCCATTTCGGTGAGTTTATCTACTTTTTTTTTACTTTTGGGTTCTTCCAATTGAGCCTTCAATATTTTAACTTCCTTTTCAAGCTCAGCAATTCTTACTTTATCCAATTCTGTCATTATATCACTCCCTTAATATTTTATCTTTAAAACTTTTTCCTTGAATGTCTTCTACTTGTCCTTTAACTTCATGGACATGGCGATTGTCTTTTAATACAAGAAACATTTCCTCAGTTACAGGAGTTACGATGCCATGCTCAAGAACAATTCTTTTCCCATTGTCAAAATGTCTCTCATAAGAACCCTCGCCAACATAGATGACTTTCTTCACAACTTTCTTCTTAGCCACAACATCACCTATTTATCTCTTTAGAAAAAGTGTTATAAATAAGTTTATCTGGTTATCACAACAGCTATATAATTGCTTCCGTCATGAAAAAATCGTATTCTGCTAATATCATTATAACCGTTTGTATCTAAAGCATCAATAACTTCCTCGATTGATGTATCTGATGAATATGCTGTTAGCATTCCACCAGAACTTGTTGTCGTTGTCAATGTCATTGAAGACCATCCTTTAAGCCTTTAAGTGTGTTGCTTGAAGTCAAACCACCCTTTTGGGTAGATAATCTGCTTCCTTTAAGCCCATCAACCATTGCCGACTTACGGGTGAAAGCGAAGGCTCTTGTTAAAGCACCTTCAGTTAAATCAAGCGTCACATCATACCAGAGAATCATATCCCCAATCGTGCAGAAAACCCTTATAGTATCACCATCAGCATAAGCAGAAGTGTTATTAGCCACATCTATTATATATTGACCTAATGTATTGGTATAAACATAAGATATATCTTCTACAGGACACTTTATAGTTCCTTCAGTCATGTCTCTAATCCAAACCTGTGCACCATGATAGGCAGAGCCATTCAAAGTCACTGTCCCTGAGATTATAAACGGAACTTGTTCAGGCATTATTCACCACCTATGTATTTACCATCCTTATATTTTGGATTCAAGACACCCTTGGGGTGCCAGTAATTCTTATGCTCAGTAAAAATACTGTGATAATAACTATATCCCTCATGTTTATGTCTGTTCACACTTAAATGTAATTTCCCTGTCTTCCAGCGACTTATTGTGAATCCTATTCCACCACCAACTGGAAGTCCGATTACAAGAGCAAGCAACCAGAGAATATCTGACCAAAGGTCTGATGGTTCGTATTCACAAATCTCATCTTTGTAAGCCTGACAAAGAGTCACGCTTATTTCACAGCATGAATCGCATTCTGCATAAGGTGTGTTATCTATCGGACAAGTGGGACATGATGGACAACAGCTATCGCAATCACATGGCGGACAATCAATGCAATCAGGACAATCTAAACAAACCGGACAATCTTGAACTGGTGGACATTTGGGACAGGTTACATCCAAATCAAAATTTGCTTCAATGGGACCACCAAGATATATAATATTTTGAAATTCATCTTCAACTTCTATTTTAAATACATCTTGTATTCGTGGCGTGGCAAAATGATTAGTCCAACTATCTAAAAAATATTGACCGTATTCGTTTGTATAAATTGTTATGGTTTCTCCCGTTCTTGTGTTAGTAACAGTTACTGCATATCCACCAAGCCAACCATCTGTTGTAATTGTTCCAGCCACTGGAACAGGTAGGGATTGTGCTGCTGCCAGTGAACTCATCATCAAGATACTCAATACCAAAGACAATATTGCTAATTTCATCTTATCCACTCCACAGACAAAAGACCAATTGATGACCTTATGTCTGCTGTCGAACTATTTACTTGGGCAACAACAGTTGATGAATTTATATTTGATAACACCCACATTGCTTCTCCTCTATTTATTGTTATATTTTCATTAAAGGCAAAATCTTTCTTATATGTTTCATAATATCCAATACTTGCATTCCAATAGCTTATATAACTTATATTAACATTTTGAGCAGCAAGAGCTTTTGTTGTATTTGTAGCCACACATCCAATCAAATTCCAAGGACTTCTCGCATTGTCCCATTCATAATAGAAAGTGATATTGTTTGCTGATGTGTTTGCAATTGTAATATTTGTTAAAGTTGCATTAGATACATTAACTGTTACACCAAACAATTGTTCTGTTCCATTGGTTACATTCAATGTCACATCGTTCACCATTGGAGTATAGGTTGTCTGGTAATCACATGGGGGAGAAGCACATCCTTTCTTTGTGTCATTTATAAGAACACTTGCACCATAAAGGAAAACCGGGTTTCCGAGACTTGTGTTGCTTCTTATCAGATACCAGCCATTCGGAGAATAAACAAAGGCAGCAGAAGTGTTTCCAGCATCCATTGAAACATCTTTGTTAGCACTTGCACCAGAATTGTTCCAGCGATAAGTTACATAGCTTTTGTTATCCCATTCATTTTTGTATATAGAAACATAAGTTATGTTCCCACTTGAACCATAATTCGCAAATGCTCCAAGATTCATGGCTGTTTCAGTGTTTCCAAGCAGTTTCCATTTAGCTGATGGAATTGTATTGAAAACAAATGTAAGATTATTATTTGAAACTGCTTCCTTCCCCACACTATCGTTTACCCAAGCCTGTATTTTTACCACACCGTCTGTAAGAATATTGTGCAATTCCGTTCCAGTTAGATTGTATGTGCAATTTCTTGTTTGGTCACTCGCTGAGCCTCCAAGAGTTCCAGTGAAATTGGTTGTGCTTAAAGTCCAATAAAGATTTGGATAGCCGGGATACATTAAACTCGTGTTCAAAGTTTCATACCAAACTCTAAAGATGCAGGTATGAGTAGTGTTATCTGTAATATTCGCAGTTAGAAGGGCTATATTCTCTTTTGTGCATCCATAAGTGCAGTTTGTAGAATTAATAATTGTTAATCCTCCGGGGGCAGAATTAAGTTCTTGCATGTGAACTGTAGGTGTTGCAGTATCAATTGTTATATAATATAAACCAGTTTGAGTCATATTCCCACTTGTGTTAAATAAAAGTATGGAGTAATTTGTTTTCTGACCAGCTAAAGTATCATTTATTAATGTTATATTTACGACCCAATTAGTCTGATTAAAAGTGTTCCCAGAACTATTAGTCATGTTGAAAGTTATGTTCCCCCCATCAACAAATAAATCAACGAATGCTTGTGAAAGATTTTCATTTGAAGTGATATTTATATATGCCCAACTTTGATTCCAAACACTATCATTAGTAAAAGTCGGTGATACTGTTGTTGGAACTGGATGTGCATAAACAAAATTCCAAACTCCCACTGCCAAAAGTAAGATTATCGGAATCAGCAAATATTTTAACTCCATATTTGTATTTTTGGTTAAAGAGTTATAAATAATTTTAAAGTCCCAGAAGAACTGGGACTATCAAAAAAAGGTTTAAGTTGTGGTTATTACTGAGCAAGCGTTTGCTCGCAAATATCTGACTACCCATCTTGCTGAGACAGCGATTCCAACAATGTCTCTGTTCTCTTCCTTGTATTGCTCTATTGTTATTGGTCTCTTTTCTGCTAAGATTAAGGCATGTCTTGAGTCTATTACATAGGCATAGTTTGCTGTTACCATATTGGTCACAATTACATTGCAACCCATTATCCTGCCTATCATTCCCGTCTCAAAGACTTCCCTTGAACCCAGCTTGTCTGCCTCATGGAAGGTGTCTATGTTATGCAAGTCGTCTTCTACTGCTGCACTTACAATCAAATAATCTGCATTATAGCCATCTTCCCTAAGATTCTTGATTGCTGTGCTGATGTTTGCGACTGTTATTGCTGTTGAACCAGATACTGTATGTGTTGCTGCGGTGTCACCTGCTTCTATCTGAGCCATTACCAGAGCATCGAGTTTCTTCGCCATCTGATAACCAGCTTCTCCAATCTGCCATTCAGCCATTGCGAACTTGGCATCTTCCATCATTTCCTTTGTTATCTGAATGTCCAGACCATATTTAACTGGTTTCAAATTAAATGTCTCGGCTGCTGCATGACTCTTCCTGAACTCTGCACCTTCAGCTATCTCTTCCACTGTCATTGAATCCTTTGTTTCAAGGTCTATGTCAATAGAAGCTCCCGGAATGCTTTCTGGTCCGACTCTTTTTGCGAGGACTTGTGTTCCAACCAAAACTTCTTTAACTGCCTTTATCAGAACAGCATAAATTTCACTTTCTATGAGTTCCGATTCAGCACCAGTATTCAAAAGCTCTGTTAATTTAGTCATTTAAATCACCTAAGCATCTCCTACAGCCCCAAGACCAAGAGCACCAAGTTGCATGAGAACCAACACATAATCGTTTGTGGCACTGGCTGCTGTCAAAGCAATACCAACTTCTCTTGAGTCTGCTGCTGCTGTTTCAATTTTACTTCCAGTACTTGCCGGATTTGCTCCCAATGAAACTCCCCTTCCTGCTACAACTGCTCCGTTTCCGCACTGTATTCTGAACATTCCTCTTGTCGCAACTTGAACAAACTGCCCTGCTGTTCCGCCCTGAAGTGCAAGTCCTACAACTAAACTTTCATCTCCATTAGCATCACATGGAGAACAAAGCAATTTGTCCTGCACTGTTCCCGTTGCTGTGATTTCAGTTCCCTCTGTTTTAACAAACTGACCTGCTGTTACTGTTTCACCTGTTGCTACCTTCATTGTAAATGACCCAAAACCACCCAAACTGTTTTCTACATATAAAGCCATTCAAATCACCTAATACCATTCCTCAGGGTGCTTTGGATAGAAGTTAATACTTCCGTTTTTGTTTCTTTCCCTGATAAACTCTAACTTCGGGTCTTTCTTTTCCTTCGCAGGAACGCCAACAATGCCTTTAGAATCATTAAGTTTTGTCACGCTTTCTGCGAGCTTCTTCATAGATTCTTCTATTTTATTGAGTCTTTGGAGAGACTCATCTTTTTTTTCAGAATCTTCTTCTTTTTCTTCAGGTTCCTCAGGTTTCTCTGGTGTTTCTTCTTCTTCATTGAGCTTTTTTAAGAGAGATTCTTTTTCTTCCCGAAGTTCCTGAATTTCCTTTTTTAACTTTTCAGTCTCCTCCATTTTTTTCACCTCAAATTTTTCATGAATTACTTGCGAAATTGTGGCATTTGGCACTCCCGGAATAGGAACTAAGCTCAATTCCACAAATTCTATTTCTTCTGGGTGCTTTACTCCTTCAGAATCGACTGTAATCTTATCGTCAGGACAAAAAGCACCTATGCTAACCGAGTTAATAAACCCGTTCTCCACTTTCCTTATAATATTTTCTTCTCCTGTGTCTAACTCTGCTTTAAAAGGAACATTCTTGCCATCAAAGCCTGCCTGAATGACTTTGCCTACAATATTTCTGACATCCTCGTCTCCATGATTTAAAAGCAATGGCTTTCCGATTAATGTCTGTGAAGCAGAACGCAAAAGTTCATCAGTATATTGAACTTTATTCCTGCTGATTCCTGTATCTATTGCATTTCCTGCTATGAATGTTTTCTTTTTGCCATCTTCTTCAAAGCTCTCGGCTATGATTGGTCTTTGATAATAAATTAAGTCTTTCATTTCTTTCCTCCCTTTTTGCAAATCGGAAAATCAGGATATTTTCTGCAAACTGCTGCCCTGACTTTTGCCTTCTCTGCTGGTGTTCCAAAAGCTGATACTCTTGCCAAAGCATTTCTTGCATGTGCCTTGTCGTGAATTGGATACTTTCTCTGTTTTGGAAACACAAAAGCTGTAGAAGGTAATCCTTTTCTCTGCTTATAACTTAATTTTTTTTCTATATAATCAATTGCTTCTGAAACATCAAACTTATTTTTATCGAAAATAAATCTTCTTATCTCAGCAATAACTCCATCATCCACTTTGTCCCAGTCCACTGTTTCTATTTTAATGAAATTATCTGTAATCTCTAATTGCTCTTTTTCGGCTTTTCTTTGAATTACAGCACAGATTTTTTGTGCAGTCTCTTTGTCGAATTTCTTGCCAGTTCTTTTGTTAGTTTTAGTCATTTGCTGTCTGACACAGTCACCAAAATCTTTAAATCCTGCAAATGGCATATTTATCACCAATTAAGAATAAGATGTAAGAGTTATATAATGCTATCTCTGGTCTTCGGGGCAAACATAATTTTTAATGTCTATTATACAACCTGATGGAATAGCTATTCCATCAGAAATATTTGACATCATAACTATAAATTCTTCCGTAAGCTCTGCATTCAATACAACTAAGTTTTTTAAATTCTTTCACATCCCTATTTCTATAGGAAGTTATGTCTTCAAATATTACGCATACCACATCATCTGGACTATATTTTCCCATAAATCTCACTTAAATGTTATGAAACAATCCTGAGAAGCGTCTTTGGTTTGTGTCTGCTCTTTCCTTTTTCTTGTCACAGGCTCGGTTTTCATGCCTGCAAACATTATGGCTCCGGGTTCTGCTAACAAAGACTCGTTAAATTCATCTGCTGTATAGCAGTTGTGATGAATGTAATCTATTATATTATGGGGAACTCTTATCTTTTGTCCGCACTTGGGGCATCTCTTTATCTGCTCCCCCCTGTCCTTTCCTGTCGAGAACTCCCCCGTCTTTGTTTCCATTTCCCTGAACCTGCTTTGTAGGGACATAATCCATTTCCTCCTTTTCAGGATAACCTAATTCATCTCTTGCTTCATTTACAGTTATAATTGGCGGTGCTCTTCCATCTCCAACCAATTGTCTTAAAGTTCTTGCACCCCTGAGTCTTGTCTCAATATTCATTGGATTCCAGACAATTTTTGGAACATCATCTTTTCCGAGAATTCTTGTATAAACTTTCTGTTCAATTTCTTTTCCTATAACATCCTGCATTGTCATAATCTCTCTTTCAAAAGCATCCATCTGGATTAGAGAAGCCTGAGCATCAGACCTTCCTTCTATTAAAATCTGGGGATTGTTTAATCCTGTATTAAGCTGATTCTCAATGTGAGTAATCAGTTGTATAACTTCACTCGCCCCCCTTATTGGCTGTATAACCATAGGATTAACATCCCCGGCACAAATAACATCACCAGCAATAACTCTGTCTTCAAGTTCAGACTTCCAATTATCTATTTGACTTTGATTGTATGGTCTTTCTGGAGTTCCTAATCTCCAGACAATCCTGTTATCTGCATGGAATTTGACTATTTCTGGTAATACTCTTTCAGCATCCAATTTGTCTGTTAAAGCAGAAAGGTTAGGTCTTATTTCAGAAATTCCATAAGCATCAGTTCCAAGAGCATTCCATTTGATATGTATTAATTCATCAGAATTCCACTGACTTGCAACCTTTTCGTTTATAATTTGAACAAAACCCAAATGTTCTCCTGTTTCCTTTCTTCTAACTCTCATGGTCTGAACAGGAAGGAATTTAAGTTCCAATCCTTCACCAGAGCCAAGAGGTTCTAAATAGACATTTCCATCAAGAATCATCTGCTTTGAGATTTTTATGAGATGATTGTCAAAATGAATCTTCCTTTCCCATCTTTTGATTTTATCTATGTCTTTTTGGTTTCCTATTAATTTATATCCGCCCTGAACAGCGAAGTTAGCTCTTGTATTTATTGCCCTGAAGACTTTTGGAATTCTCTCATAGCATTGATGATAGATGTCAAAATTGAAATTATGACCAACTATAGTTTTGTCTCCATAGATATTGAACCTGTAAATGAAATCCTTGTCCACAACTCCAGTCTCTTTGAGCCAGTTCTTTTTCTCTTTGACAGGAAATAATTTACCAACTGTTAATAGTTTACCTTTCAGCCCCGAAGAAAAAATATTTCTCAAGTTCATAATTTTAATTTGGTCAAAGAGTTATTAATAATCTTTCCTGTAAATTCTATCCTCTCTTTTTTTATTTATATTGAACACAGAACCTCCCAGAGGTCTTGGAATTGAGCCTGTTGCAACTACATTTTCTTGACCATAGACAGCGAGAGCCAAAGCCCAGACATAATCATCATGCTGAATCTTTCCTCTTGATGGATGTTTGTATCTGACTATTCCAGATTCTGAAATCTTTTTCTCAAGAGAATGAAGCTGGTTAATCAGATTCTCATTTCTTGGAATTTTAATCTTTCCGTCCTGCATTGCAACCTTCAAGTTCTGGATTATCTTTTCCTTGAAAGGTGCTGTGAATACCTGACCAATGACTACGGAACCCAGACTGCTGAGGTCTTCTATGATTTTCTCCCCAACTCCTGTCTGGTCTATGAATATCTTAGTTGGCTTCCATCTATCAAAGTTTCTTTTTATGAACTCAGATACATTTGAATAAATAAGTGGTGGAAGAAATTCGTTTATGTATCTCACAAAAATATGGGTTTCAGTGACTTCTATACCAATTATAACAGTGGAGTCTATCTTTTTCCCGAAATCCATGCCCATGTAAATGGGATTCTGTGTTTCTGGTATCTCATTCTTCAATTCATCATCAATGCAGCTTTTAATAAGACCATAAGGGAACATTGAAGTGGTTTCATCAAGAAACTGGCATTCATACTCCTGTTTGAAGCGTTCTATATCCATTTTGCTTTTAATAAGGTTTATTCTCGGTAAAATGTCAGGACATTCCTTAAATGGTATCTCATGCCTGCTCATTCCATCAGCATCAGCCCAGAGCCTGTAAAATTCACCCTGTTTTCCCAAAGGAGTGGAGATAAATGTGGCTTTCCCCCCTCTTGAGATAGAAGGAAGCAGTGCATCCATTATTTCCTTGTCCTGCTGATAATGAGCAAGCTCATCAGGATAGATTCTGGTAAACTTCTTTCCCCTTATAGTTCTCGGATTATTGGGAAGTGAAAGGATTCTTGAACCATTTTCAAATTTAAGCTCCTGCTTGCTTTCCACAACCAGTTTCAATCTGAGATTTGCAGGAAGAGAATAATAAGCATTTGAAATATAAATGATAACATCCTTTGCCTGTCTTTCCGAAACTGAGATAATTCCAATTAATTCGTTGTTATTGGCTAATGCATAGACCAATGCTTCCCATGCTGCTAATTGAGTTACTCCTATCTGTCTTGATTTATTTACAATTCTAAAGTCAGAGGGGTCTTTGAGGATTTTCTTCTGATAAGCATATAGCTTGACTGGTCTATCATTTAGCTTTATGTTCTTTTCTATGAAATCCGCAATGCTCATACACAATCTTCCGCACAGCTTTCCGGGGTTTCAAAGCTCTGACAGTCTCCGTTACCACACATAATATTTCTGAACACCAATTCTGGAATCACTAATGTGTATGGATATTCCCCCCAAGTGTAGGAATACCAAATCTCTGGATTGTCAGGACATTGAATTTTTACTGTATCTCCTTCTGTTTCATATTTGTCATGTGGTTGATAATACCAAAGTCCGGGACATTTAGCTCCGGGATAAGTTGTTGGAAAACATAGACCAGTTTCTACAAATCCAAATGCGAACCTGAATTTCATTCTTCCTCCACCCAAATCTGTCCGAGGTCCGTCAGGATATAAATGTCCGTCTGCATCTGCTCTCCATCCCCAAGCTCCAAGTATGCCACCGTCTTTCTGAACAACTGAACAAACATATCTTTGAATTGCTCCCACTGTGTGCCATTCAGTCTCGCTTGTATATAATGCTGTCGGTGTTCCAGAAGGATGTTCACAGGCATATTGTGCTATAAGATTTATTTGTTCTACTGGTAGTTGTTCTGACCAATCAAAAGAATCTGGATAAATCAAACTTCCATCTTCTATTGAGGGATAGACTTTCACTCCCATTGCTGCCAACCAAGCATTAAATTCTATTTCGTTGCAAAATCCCTCGATTGGCTCTGTTATGTTAATGGTTTCATTTTCAGTTACATTTGAAACAGGCACTTTAACTGTTACAGCTATAAGTGTTCCCAGAATTACCACTAAGGCAAAGACTGTTATAACCGCCTTAACATTCATATTTCACCCTCCATATTTATCAATAATTCTAAGTATCTCATCCTCAGAGAAATGTTTGTTTAGAAGTTTGTAATGGATTTTCATTATCTCCTTCACCTGTGCAATGCTTACGCTTCTCTTCTTTCCTTCTATCAGGGTTATTTTTTTGGCTAATTCATTCTGATTCATTTAACCTCCTCAATTTGTTTAATAAATCTTTTCTTATCATTATCGGTTGGGAAATTGCCTATGAACTGCTTGTCTGTAATTTTATTAGCCATCTGCTCTCTTTGACCCACTTCAGAAGCAATTACTAACAATCCCAACTGAACTCCAGTTATCCAATATCTTTCACTCATTTTTTCTCCTTATCATAAACTTCCACCTGCACTCTCTTGTCCTGAAACAAGTCCTTGAGTGCTTTTGGAACTATTATAATCAGATTGTCACCCATCTTCGTGGGCTTCTTTATGAACACAGCCTTTCTTCTCATTGAGACCACCCCCATTGGAACTACCTTCTAAATTGTTTTAGATTG